ACGACGTCGCCGGGGACGAGGTCCTCCGCGGTGATGTAGCCGTCGCGGGGCGCCGAGCTCGGGAGCTCCTCGATCCAGAAGCCGTAGACGCCGGGGTAGGTCACCGTGCCGCTCTCGAGGGATGCGTCCTCGAAGTGCACCCAGGTCGGGAAGTCGAGATAGCAGAAGGGGTTCTCGTTCGTGTCGAAGTTGATCTCGATGTAGTAGAGCCCGGTGACGTAGGGGGTCTCCATCGTCTCCACGTCCACGCCGACGCTGCGGAGGGTGAGGACGTTGCTGGCGGCCTCGTTCACGACGGAGACGTTGGCGGTCAGGGCGTGGTCGGTGGTCTCGAAGACGATGGTGCCGGAGCCGGTGAAGGTGCTCCTGGAGATGATGACCGTCTGGGAGCCGGTGCCGGACGAGCTGGAGGCGGAGAGCCCGGACGGGAGGGTCTTGATGCGCCAGGAGGTGTTGCAGTTCACGTAGACCGTCGCGGCGGTAGCCTCGGAGAGGTTGATGCCGGACGGGCTGACGGTCAGGTAGTTCTCCACCGGCGCGTCGCCCCAGAGGGACGCCCAGCTCTTCCAGGTGCGCATGACGACCCCCCGGAGCGCGTTGCTGACGAGGTCCAGGGAGCCGCTCTGGATGACGTACTTCTCGCCGCCGTAGAGGTAGACGTTGTTGAAGGAGAGGACGCCGTCGGTGTCGTCGATGATGTCCGCGGCGATCTGCTTCTCCGGGCGGGAGAAATACTGGAGCATCTGCTGGTGGATGAGGACGGCGAGGCGGAGGTTGTCCGTGGACTTGGTCCTCCAGTAGAAGACGCCGGCGGCGGGGTACTTACCGCCGCTCCCTTTGACGTAGAGGCCGTTCTGCAGGATCTTCGGGGAGATGATGTCGGAGACCTGGCCGAAGGCCGGCCGGCGGGTGAGGGCGACGTTGTTCTTCTCGTCGTAGACGGTCTTGATGTGGTAGCCCTTCCAGCTCTCGTCGTCCTGGGTGATCTCGAGCCCGTTGATGCGTCCGTGGTAGCCGCCGGCGGAGAGGCTCGGCGCGGCGTTGTTCGTCAGGAGGAAGGGCTGGAAGATGAGCTTCAGGGTGCCGGAGGTGTTGGGGAGGGCGATCTGGCGCTCCACCTCGGCGGAGTCGGAGCCGTAGCGCCCCTGCGTGGAGTTGTAGCCGGAGGAGACGCCGTCGTTGAAGACGTACTGGGTCGTCGTGAAGACGCCGTTGCCGTTCAGGTAGAGCTGCTGGGTGCCGTTGTCGTAGACGACCATGTAGCGGGCGGTCATGCCCTGCGCGTAGTTGCCGCTGGGGCGGCGTCCGCCGTAGGGCGTGGCGGTGAAGATGTGGCCGCCGGAGATGTAGTCGCCGTCGTGGCTGTACGCGCCCACGAAGACGCGGAAGCGGAGGGTGACGTTCTCGCCGCCGTTCACGATGGGGATCTCCGCCTTGATCGTGCCGTAGTTGGAGACGTTGTCGGCGCTGGTGAGGGCCGTGATGAAGAGGTCGGAGCCGTCGTAGTAGATCGAGCCGACGCGGGGGTTGTAGTAGTGGCCGGAGAGGGGGTCGATCATGCCGATATTCCCGGTCCGGCGGAAGGGGTTGTTGCCGACCGGCTCGTGGACCGCGACGGAGGAGCCGCTCATGGTGACGGTCGCGTCCTGATAGTCGCCGTCCTGGGTGTTCAGCTCCAGGAGGCCGCCGTACTTGGCGTCGAAGGTCTCCTCGATGAGGCGGGCGGCGGGGACGAAGGCCCGGCGGCCGGACCCCTGGAGCATCTTGAAGGCGCGGGTGCCGCCGGAGCGCGTGCCGTCCAGGTACTCCGGGATGACGCCCATCTCGGCCAGGTAGAAGGTGTTGTCGAAGGCGTAGCGGAGAGTGAGCCCGGTGCTGTCGAGGACGTCCTCCAGGACCTCGTACCACTTGCGGCCGATGCAGGCCTCGATGTTGACGTAGAGGCCCTTCAGGTTGACCGCCGTGAGCTCCTTCGCGGCGTCCTGGGCGAGGATGTGGTTGCCGCTGGAGAAGTCCGAGGAGAGGTCCTTGAGGCCCATGGCGCCGACCTTCGCGAGCGCCTGGGTGACGAGCGAGCCGACGCTGACCATGCGGTCGGAGTCGGCGGCCCCGTCGAAGTCCAGGTCGTTCAGGTGGCCGAGGTTGTCGCGGGCGATGATGCCGATGGTGCCGTGGTAGATGAGCTGCTCCTCGTAGCTGTCCGGGGTGACGTAGCCCGTCCAGATCGGCGTGACGGTGTTGTTGTTCGTGCCGGTCAGGCGGGAGAGGACGACCTTGTACTTGGTGCTGTCGGGGGTGAAGAACTCCTCCCAGTTTCCCTGCTTGACGGTGGTGCCGCTCTGGGTGTAGGTGGGGTTGTCGGAGACGTCCACCAGGACGATCTCCAGGGAGGTCTTGGTAATGGGGCTGAAGACGTCGGACTGCTGCCCCTGGAGGACGAAGTTGGCAGCGACGAAGCCGCCGATCTCGTAGGGGTAGCCGGAGCCGAGCGAGCTGCTGCGGTTCTCGTAGATGGAGATGCGGTAGTTCGGGCCGCCGGTGCGGGTGATGTTCTTGCGGTATTTCTCGTAGTACGCCATGGCTACCTGTCCCACTTGTTGATGGTCTTCTCGCCGGAGAGGACGATGTCGCCGCCGTCGAGCTTGCCCCGGACGTAGATGGTGATCTCGGTCCGGTCCTCGACGCCGTTGTTGAAGCTGGAGGAGGAGGAAGCGACGGAGGACGTGGTCGTGCGGGCGGCGCCACCTGCGAGGGATTTGAGGCCCGCTTTCGCGGCGCTTCCGATGGCGACGAGGGCGGTGCCCGCCGCGATGGCCGCGATGCCGTTGAGGGACTCCAGGGCCTTCTTGCAGGCCTCGATGCCGATGCCCTGCGCGATGAGGATCTCGCCCTCCTTGACGGCCATGTCGGCGAGGGGCGTGAGGAGCGCGGAGATGACGGAGCCGGGGTTGATGTCCTTGAGGCCCATGAACTGGTCCGCGAGCTCCTGGACCGCGTCGCCGATGCCGGCGGCGAGGGTCTCCTTGAACTCCTGGGCGAACTCCTGGGCGCGCTCCATGTCGTCGAGGAGCTTCTCCAGGTTGACCTGGAACTCGTCGTCGTCGATCTCGGGCATCTCTATCTCGATGCCGGAGAGGTCGACCTTGTCGAGGTCGACGTCCAGGGCCTGGCGGATGAGGGCGTTGGTGTTGCGGCTCCACTCCTCGGTGAGGGCGGTGGTCTCCAGGCCGAACTTCTCCAGGAGGGCCTTCTCCTCGAAGTATTTCTCGTTCAGGATCTGGACCTCGCTCTTGGCGGAGTCCTGGGCCCTCTGGAGGATGCGCTGGGCCTGCTCCGCGCCGGCGTCCGCGACCGCGCCGCCGGCGTTGGTGAGGGTGCCGAGCATGGCGGTCGCCCTCGTCTGGGCGTGCATGGTCTCGGTGTCGATGCGGATGACCGCGACCTCCGCGTCGGCCATGCCCTTCACGAGGGCGTCGTTGGCCTTGTCGTAGGCCTGGGTGAGCGCGGCGATGTCCTTGATGGCCTGGGGCGTCTCCCTCTCGAGCTTCTCCAGTTCGGGGGAGACGGGCTGCTGCTTGGCGACCGGGGACGGGATGGGGCTGACGCTCTCGGTGAAGAAGCCGGTGCCGCCGACCTTGGAGAGCTCCTTCTTCTGCTTGAGGTATTCGCGGGCCTGGTTGATGACCTCGCGGTTCTGGTTGTACTCCTTGACGAGGAAGTCGATCTGCTCGTCGTTCAGGTGCGTCTGCGAGGCGAAGAGCTTCCGCTGGGCGGCCGCCTCGTCGGTGTAGATGGCCTTCTTGGCGTCGCCGAGCTGGTTGGTGAGCTCGATGATCTTCTTGTTGGCGGCGATGCGCTCGGCCTCGCTCTTGGAGCTGTCGCGGGCGATGAGCTGGAGCTGGGCGATCTGCCGCTCCGTGTCGGCCTCCTGGTAGGAGAACGAGGTCTTCCGCTCGAAGATCTCGTCCAGGGCCGCGGCGACCTCCTTGCTGACGCGGTAGGCCTCGCGCATGTTCGCGAAGAGGTTGTTCCAGCCTTCGCCGCTGGAGATCTGACGGACGAAGGCGCTGTACGCGCCCTTGATGCCCGCCATGGTCTGGTTCCACTGGTCCCCCCACTTCTGCGTCATGGAGATCGCGTCCTTCGCGAACTTCGCGACGGCGGCGCCGATGGCGACCCAGATGGCGGTCGCCCCGGTCTTGAGGTTCTTGAGCCTTCCGAGGAAGCCGTCGGCCTCGTTGCCGGCTTCCTTCATGCCCTTCGAGTATTCGTCCTTCTTGAGGCCGAGCTTGACCCAGAGGTCGCCTATCTTACCCATTTTTCTCCTCCCTTTCTTGGTTTAGTCTTGCGAAGATGCTGTTGAGCTGCGCCTTCTCCTCGTCGGTGACGTGGCAGCGGGCGGCGGCCTCTCGCGCCTCTTCCTCCTCCGTCGGGCCTTCCCAGGGGAACGGGCAGTACGCCTTCACGGAGTGCACCCTGGGCGGCTTGATGTAGGGGTTCTGGGAGTAGACCTGGAACGCGATCCAGCGGGCGACCTCCATCCTCTCCTTCCCTTCCTCGTCCTTGCCCTTGCGGAGCAGGTCGTACTCCCTCCTGGAGGTGAGGGCGGCCTCCCGCTCGGTCTTGCCGCACCGGCCTACGAGGAACGCCTCGATCGGTGCGTAAGGCGGTAGAGGAAGCTCTTTTTTTTTACTTCGCCGGCCTCCTCCTCGCCTCCCTTGCGCTCCTGGGCGGCGAGCTCCTTCTCGGTCTTGCCGGTGAGGGCGCAGACGAAGAAGCGGACCGTCAGGGCGAAGGCCTTGGGGTCGGACTGCATGAGGGCGTGGAAGTCGCCCCGCGTGTGCGGGAAGTCCTCCGCGGTGCCGTGGCCGTCGAGCTCCCAGGCGTTCAGGGCCGCGAGGTACATGAGGTCGGCGTAGCGCTCCCAGACCTCCGTGTTCGTCGCGGAGGCGGGGAGGGGCTTGATGCCGGCGCCCTCCTCGTAGGTTGCAAGGTGGGGGGTGACGAGCAAGTCGACCGCCACCCCCTCCTTGATGTTCACCGTCTTCCGGACCGGGACCATAACTACGTCAGGGTCGGGGTGTGGGAGACTGCGCCGTTCGCGGTGACGGAGATCGTGCGGGTGGAGACCGCGCCGAAGTCGTTCGTGTCGCTGACGGACGTGACGATGGCGTTGAAGGCGTCGCCGCTGGTGAGGGTGGTGCCGGTCAGGACGCCGATGTAGACGTCGACGGCGGCGCCGTTGAAGATGCCCTTCAGGGCCGCCTTCTGGGCGCTGTCGTTGTTGTCCGCGAAGACGGTGATCTCCGCGGTCGCGCCCTTCTTGCCGCCGATGAACTGCGCCCAGGCGGTGGACTTGTCGCTGGTCTCGATGGCCTCCTGGGTGATGTTGATGGAGTTGGACTGCTCGCAAGCGAGCCAGGTGTACGTCGAGCTGATCTTGATGTACGCCTTCTTGGTGTTGCCGAGGGATGCTGCCATGGTTTATTCGTTTTTTGTGGGTTGTCTGTTATCCGTTCTCCTCCGCGTTCTGGTCGCCGGGTTCCTCGGAGGGGGCGGGTGTGCTGTCGTCCTCTTCAGGCTCCTCCTCGTCCGGGTAGCGGCCGAGCGCGCCCTTGACCTGGAGGGAGATGGTCCTGGTGGAGCAGGCGCCGAAGTCGTTGGTGTCGCCGACCGCGGTCACGACGCAGTCGCCGTACTCCATGTCGGAGAAGTCGTCGACGCCGGGGTTCGCCACGGCGAAGTGGACCAGGCTGCCGGCGACGATGCCGTTGAGGGCCTCCTTCTGGCCGTCGTCCTCGTTGTCGGCGTAGACCGTGACCTCGAAGGAGCCGGAGCGCTTCGCCTTGATGAACTTGGCCCAGACCGTGGACTTGTCGCTGCACTCCACGGCCTCCTGCGTCCGGTTGAGGGTGTTCGAGGTCTCGCAGCCGAGCCAGATCGCGTCCTGGATGTTCGTGATGTCGTCGGCGCCGCTGCAGATGTAGGCCTTCAGGCTGTTTCCTAAATGTGCTGCCATTGGTGTATGCTGTTAGTCGTTGTCTTCGTGTTCGGGGTCGACCTCCGGCTCCGGGGGATCCGGCGGCATGAGGGGGTCTTCGGGGATCGGGCCGTCCGGGTCGACCTCCTCGACGTCCTGGGTCTCGGTCTTCTGGACGTAGATGTCGACGGACTGGAGGAGGCGGTAGACTATCTTGTCGGAGTCGCTACTCTCGGTGAGGTCCTGGAGCTGGTCCGGGACGACGCCGACGAAGTCCCACCCGGTCATGGAGAGGGGCGACTGGGTGAGGAGCTTCAGGTTCTTCTCGTTCATCTCGGTCGCGGCGCCGAGGGAGGCGTTGCTCATGCTCTCCACGGTCAGGGAGACGACGCGGACGGCGCCGCCCTTGTCCTGGCGGTTGCCCTCGGTGATGGAGTGGACCTCGATGCGGGGGAGGAAGGCGGTCTTGCCGACGGTCACGCCCGCCCTCGTCAGGCGGGAGACCACGGCCGAGTAGACGGCGTCGTATGCGCTGGTGTCGTAGCTCATTTGGTCCTCTTGCTGACCGCCTCGCGGATGGCCGCTTCCAGGCGGGACTGGTTCTTCTTGACCGCGGGGTTGAAGAAGGGGTGCGGCTCCGTCCCCCTCGCGGCGATCTTCTTCGCCAGGGCCCAGCCCATCGCGTTGGCGACGCGCCAGTCCTGGAGGTGGTATTTCTTGTAGGCGTAGGCTGCGAGCTCGTCGGGCGGCGGCATCTTGCCGGCCCGGCGGCCGTATTCGACGTAGAGGGCGTAGCCGCTGTTGCGGTTCGTAGTGTCGAAGAAGCCGACCACGACCTCCAGGGCCCTCCGGACGGCGTGCCCGGAGGCGCGGAGGAGGCCGGTGACGACGGAGCCGTTCTGGCGGAGGTTGTCCTTGGCGTCGGCGACGATGTCCATGCCGACGTCCTGGATGCCCTTCATGGCCGCGTCCACCACGGCCTTGTCGTAGAGGGCGAAGGCGCGGTGGAGGGCTTCGAGGCCCTGGAGCTGGATGCTGCCGCCGCCGTTAGCCATTGTTCACCTCCTGGGACGGCGTCCCCTGCTGGGGGTTGTCGGCCTGGTACCACCCGGAGACGCGGACGACCCGGCCGCGGTTGTCGAGGACCTCCGGGGTCGGGAAGTGGATCTGGTGGCCGTTCCAGGTGATGCCGTTGAAGGGGAAGCGCTCCGGGTCCGGGAGGCGGAACTCCAGGTCCACGCCCACGACGTCCGCCTGCTGGAAGGTGAGCATCGTCTTCGTCGAACTCATCTGCCGGACCTCGGCGTACACGTCCAGGACGGCGACGGGCGTGCCGATGGAGGCGTGGCCGAAGCGGTCGACCACGGCGGTCGACCTCGTCAGTGTTATCCGGTCGTTGTAGCGCCGGGCTCCCTTCGCCTTGCGTAGCATCTTCTTACTGGGTCTCCTTGAGGATGTTGTTCAGGGTGTCCGCCTCCTCCCCGTCGTAGAGGGCGGTGGCGTAGCGCAGGACCACCGGCAGGAGGGCGTGCCGGTCTCCGCTGTTGGGCGCGGTGGTGTAGGTGACCTGGACGGTCCGCCCGGGGCGTATGGCCGGGCGGAGACGTCCGCCGGGGAGAAGGGTGAAGTCCACCTCCTCCCCGTCGTCGGTCGTGCATGCGGTCACGGTTCCACCTCCCATGTAGAGCCGGACGACGCCGGAGCCGGGGACCGTCGCGGTGAGGCGGACGGTCGTGGTGGCGAGCGCCTTGTCGGCGAACTCCTGGACGCGCTGGACGGCGTTCACCAGGAGGTCGTCGAGGAGGGCGTCCCTGCTGTCGTCGGGGACGGAGGCGTACTGCTTGAGCTGTCCGAGGAGGTTCTTGCAGTACGCCTGGTCGATGGATATGACCTCGAGCCTGCGCATCGTTTAGGCCTGGGTGATGGCGGTGATGGCGGAGGCGATGGAGGAGATCCAGATGAGGCCCTTCTTGTCCGGGGTCTTCACGAGGGTCTGGATGCTCTTGCGGAGGTAGACGTCCCAGCCGTCGAGCTTGGCGTTGCGGACGATCTCGAGCTCGAAGACCGGGCGCTGCTTGATGCGGACGCAGGAGCTGTCCACGACGAGGCAGGTGTCGGAGGTCACCTGGCCGGACGGGATGATGCGGAGGCCGCGGAGCATGCCGGTCGCCTCGTTGTAGAGGTAGTGGCCCTGGCTGTCCTTGACGCCGCGGAAGGAGGCCTCGTCGGCGAAGGAGACGAAGGCGATGTTGGCGTTGTAGCCTTCCTTCTTGATCTGGGCGGTGGCGTCCAGGAGGACGTCCGCGATGGTCGGGGAGGCGTAGGCGCCGAGGGCGGAGAAGGCCGTGGCCTGGGTCTTCAGGCCGTAGATCTTCTTCTTGGTGGTGGAGTTGGTGTCGGCGCCCAGGCCGGCGAAGATCTCGGCGTCGGCGAACTCGTTGAGCTTGCGCTGGCCGATGTTGCGGGCCCAGTCGTAGAGGGTGGTGAAGAAGTCCGTCACCTCTGAGGAGACGAGCAGGTGGGAGCCGGCCTTGGCGAGCTGGCGGGTCTTCTCCTCGACGGCGGCGTTCTCGTCGGCCATCTGGGCGAGCTCGTCCACGTAGCCGGTCTGGTCGGTGAAGGAGCCCTCGAGCCAGTTGAAGAAGATGCCGTTGACGGTCTCCTTGACGAAGCTGTCGAGGAAGGCGTTGACGGGCGCCGGGGCGTAGGCGATGTTGGTGTCGAGCGGGGCGCCCCAGCCGATGCGGGTGATGTCGCCGGCGACGGTCACGTCGTAGTCGGTCTTCGTCTCGTCGAAGTCGAAGGCGACCTTGAGGGAGCCGGAGTTGGACTTCAGGAGGGCCTGGATGTCTTCCTTGCGCTCCTCGACGGCGGCCTTCAGGGCGCCGAAGAGGGTGGCCTTGGCCTTCTCCTGGAACTTCTCCTGCAGGGACTTGATGGTCTTCTGCTGGGCCTTCACGGTCTGGTCGAGCTTGTCGATGTCGGCCTTCTGGGCGTCGATCTGCTCCTGCTTGGCCTTGATCTCTTCGATCTTGGCGTTCAGTGCGGCGGACGCCTTCTCGGTCGCCGCCTTCTCGATGCTTTCCTGCATCGCTTTGATCTCTTCGGGAGTCATGGTTTTTGTGGTGGTGTTAGAGGGTTGATTGTTCGGGTTGTCTTCGCCGTTGGCCTTGGCGCTGATGATCTTCGCCTTGGGGTTGGCGGGCACCAGGACGGGGCTCACTTCGTAGACCTCGATCTCGTCGAGGACGCGGATTTCGTAGTCGTAGCCGTCGCGGTGCTCGAAGTGGCACTTGTTGACGCGGTAGCCGATGGAGAACTGGGTGACGGCGCCGGCCTTCAGGAGGACGGCGGCGTCCTTGCCGGCGGTGGTGGGGAGGATGTCGACCTCGACCCACATGCCGTAGTCGTCGACGCCCTTGTCGGTGACCTTGCCGATGACGGTGGCGCGGTCGTGGGACCAGCAGAAGCCCATGTTGGCGGCCTCCTCGCTGGCGAGCCACTTGTCGACGGCGCCGGGCATGATGACGTCGCCCACGCGGTCGATGTTGCCGAAGGCGAGCCCGTAGGCCTTGATGTGGAGGAGGACGCCCTCGGGCAGGCCTTCGGCCTTCGCCTCGATCCTGGCGTCCACGTCCTTCGTCTCGACGGTCGCTTCGGGGGATTTCTTGAACTCGATGCGCTTCATTTTGTGCGGGATTGCTTGGTTCACGGGCAAAAGTAAGCAAACGCCCGCGTATGAAATACACAGGAAGTGTTTGTTCTTTTGAGATGATTGGCTATATTTGCGGCATGGAAGTCCCCGTCGAAGTCCTTCAGGCCGCCTCGGGCCTGGTTGAAATGTTCGGCTCGTCCTCCTTCTCGAAGTGGGAGAAGGACGGCCGGGAGGTCTATCTGTTCCACCTCCCGGAGGATGAGGAGACGGGGTTCCCCTTCCTTTTCGTGTATGAGCCGAAGAAGCCGGTGAAGAAGGTGACGGGGCCGGAGGCCCTCGCCCTCCTGGCGTCACTTGGCGTTGAATAGGCTCGCCCAGTCCACGTCGAAGATCTTGTCGTCGACGCGGAGGACTCCCTTCTCGAAGCCCCTCGTGCCGTGGACGTAGTCGCAGAGCTCGGTGACGATGTCGAGGGTGGCGCCCTTTGACTCGATGAAGTGCTGGGGCTCGATGTTGACGAGCTTGCCGTCCGCGCCGCGGTGGAGGACGGTGGCGTGGGCGCCGGTGCTCTTCCCCTTCCACTTGATCGTCAGGATGTAGTCGCCCTTGGCCTTGCAGCTCTCCTCCAGGAACTCCTTGTAGCGCTTGGAGGTGAGCTTGGTGTAGCCCTTCGCCTTCATCCAGTCGCCGAGGATGGTGGGCTTCGCCGGCGTGCCGTCCGCGTTCTTCCAGACGTCGAAGCTCTTGCCGTGGGCGATGAGCTTGTTCTTGTCGGTCTCCATCCTGCCCTTGGCGGTGATGTCGAAGCCGCGGGTGCGGAGGATATAGGCGGGGGAGCAGGTGGCGCAGTTCGTGCCGTACTGGTCGGCGGTTCCGTAGAGAGGGTTGGCGCTCTGCTTGTCGGCCTTGTCGATCGCCATGGGCTTCCCCTTCTTGACGCCGAGGGCCTTCTCCAGTTCCAGGTCGTTCTTGGCGATGGCGCGGCGGGTGGCCTCCGGGAGCGACTGGTCCATCTCGGCCATGATGGCGACGATGCGCTGCTCCTCGGTGGCGGTCTCGGTGATGGTGGCGAAGGTCTCCGGCGCGGGAGCCGCCGGCGTCTTGGGCTTCGGGGGCTTCGGTGCCGGCGCTGGCTTGGGCTGGGGAGCCGGTTCGGGCGTGGGCTCCGTGACCGGCTTGACCGGCGAGGGGTTCAGGACGGAGGAGGCCTTCGACCGGCGGATGCAGTCGCAGGCGCAGTTGATGATCTCCGAGGCGTCCGCGCTGAGGCTGGTGTCGTGCGGGTAGAGGAGCATGCCGCCGGGGAGGACGAAGGGCTCGTCCTGGTCCACGGTCACGCCGTCCATGGCCTCGTGGCTCTCGCGGGTGTTGCCGAGGCCGGAGATGCACCACTGCTTTGTGAAGGGGACCTCGATGGTCTTGGCGGCGAGGTCGGAGGCGTCGGCCATCCCGATCATGGCCTCCGTCTGGGCGATGCGCCGCACCTGCCACTTCTCAAGCCTGGAGACGTAGTCGGCGTAGATCCGCTTGGTGAGCTTCTCGATGCCGAGCCCCAGGTCGGCCTCCAGGTTGTCGCGGACGATGCGGACGAGGCTGTCCTTCCAGGTGCCGGTGACGACGCGGATCTCGTTGGCGGCCCGCTGCTGGGCGTAGCCGCGGAGGGTGGCGAGCCAGATGTCGTCCTCGGCGGCTGCCTTCGCCTGGCGGAGGGTCTGGGCGGTGGTCTTCGCCATGGGGAGCCCGGCGTCGGTCCAGAGGCCGGTCCACCAGGCGGGGAGGTAGGAGGTCTCGCTGATCTGCTCATCCAGGAGGGCGGGGATGTCCTCCGGGTCGGTGAGGTCCAGGGCGAGGCCCAGGACGCGGCGGAGCTCCTTCCGGCGGTCGGAGGCGAGGCGCGTCTCGTAGACAGACGCGGTGCGCAGGACGCGCCGGCGCAGGTAGTCCTGGCGCCGGCGCTCCGCCGGGGTTATCTTACCGCGCCCGGCCATGGCGTCAGGCGTTCTCGTCGATGTCGTTCACCCCCTCGCCGCCGAAGACGGTCGCCATGGGGATCATGGGGAGGTCCGCCCACGGCTCCGGCCTGGGCTCGTAGCCGTAGGCCTCGCGGAGCTCGTTCAGGGTCGCGTGCATCTTGTTCAGGTTGTCGAGCACGTCCGAGGGGTCGTCCTGGAGGACGGAGATCTTGTCGGTGTTGACGGTCAGGCGGTACTCGCCGTCCAGGCCGAAGTGGGCGAGGAGGTCGGCGGCGAACTCGTTCGCGAGGGGGATGGCGTTGCCCTCGTAGAGGGACTTCTTGGCCTCCTTGGCGTTCTCGTACTTGCTCTGCCCGTAGTAGAGGTCCACGGGGACGCCGTAGATGAAGCAGAGGGCGTTGACGGCCTCCTTGTGGGAGGCGAGGATGCCGAGGTCGACGGGGGACTTGCCGAGCTCGTGGAGCTCGATGGCGGTGCGGAGGGCCTTGACCTGCCCCTGGACGTCGCGGCCGTTGAGCTCGTCGGTGAGCTGGTCCGCGGTGACGGGGAGGACGCCCATGCTGTCGGGCTTGGGCGTGACGAGGGCGGTCGGGCCGCCGTTCTCCAGGGCGCGGTCCTGGCGGGCCATGCCCTTGTCGATGATGGAGAGGTAGACCGCGGCGACCACCAGGGGCGAGGTGCCGAAGAAGCTGGTGTCGTCCAGGTTGTACTGGAAGCTCATGAAGAAGTCCTTGGGCTCGATGAGGACGGGGGTCTTGCCTCCCATGACCTTGATGCCCTTCATGGGTGTAGCGTAGCCGCCCTTCTCCACGCCGACGCGGTGCCCGGGGATGACGTACATCTCCTTGGAGGTGCCGAGGTCCTTGCCGATGCCCTGCGGGGTGTAGACTTCCGCGTCGCCGTAGACGCAGTAGTTGACCGCCCAGGCGGTGCCGAAGCGCCGGGCGTTGTAGCGGTCGTTGGGGTGCTTCAGGAGGTCCAGGATCCAATGGTCCTCGACGTCCACCCAGTCGCTCCCCTTGAACTGCTGGAGCTCGAGGAAGGTGAACATCTCGCCGACGGCCTTGGCGATGAGGTTGATGATGCCGAAGGCGGGTGCGTTGCCCTCGTAGGCGGCCTTGAGGTCGGAGCGCTTGATGGCGCCCTCGAAGTCCTCCAGGGAGAGCCCCTTCAGGAGGGGGGCCAGGGCCTCGAAGTATTCGTTCCCGGCGCGGGTGTTCTCGTAGTAGCCCTTGACCTGGTCCTCGAGGGCCTTGATTTTGGCGTCACGGGCTTCGATGTCCTTGACCCGTACAGATTTCCATCCAAACATAGATAAGCGATTTAAGTGGGCGCAAAATAAGTTTTTCTTGCAATATCGGGACGCCTTGGGCTGTCCGTCTTTTTGTCATCGTCCTCCGGGGAGGTCGCCGTCGTCGTTCTGGATCGCGAGGCGGCGGAGGTGCGTGGTGGCGTAGGAGGCGGCGTCCATGAGGTGGTCGCCCCCGTCCTGTGGGACGTCGGTGAAGACCTCCGGGTCCTCCTTCGACGGCGTCCAGGAGTAGGTCTCCACCTCGTCCTGGACGTTGTCGCCGACGTACTTGACGCGGAAGCCCTGGAGGTAGCCGATGCGGCCGACCTTGTCGCGGTTGATGCCGGGGACGGCGTTGATGCCGTACTGCTGCCGGAGCTCGGCGATGGAGTCGGGGCGGGCCGGGTCGCAGTAGACGAGGGCGCGGTCGGCGGTGGTGCCCCAGGCCTCGCAGTCGCGGCGGACCGCGGCGGCGACGTCGCGGGGGAGCATGCCGGTCTTGTAGAGGACCTCGATGACGTAGAGGGTGCGCGTCAGGGGGTCGAAGGCCATGCGGAGGAGGGCGTCCGGGTCGTTGGAGTAGCCCCAGTCGTTACCGTACCACCATTCCAGGCCCGGCGGAACGTCGGCCAGGGTGACCTTCTCCCAGCGGGGGTAGATGAGCCCGGAGCGCTTGACGGCCCAGTCGCCGAGGTAGATGTTCTGGTACTTCTCCGGGTTCTCCCTCTCGCAGCGGCGGGCGATGTCGATGAAGGAGGGGGAGAGGTAGGCGCGCATGTCCCTCCAGTCGGTGTGGATGTAGCGGACGTTGTCGACGACGCCGTTGAAGTCGAAGGGGACGCCCGGCTTCTTGAAGAAGCGCTTGTAGATCCAATGGTGGATGTCGCTTGGGTTCAGGGCCATCTTGACGGAGTTGACGGCGTCGATGTCGCGGATGGAGAGGTCGATGGTGTCGAAGTCGACGGGGTTGACGAGCTCCTGGGCCTCGTCGAGGAAGAACTCGCGGAGGTTGGGGATGGACTTGAGCTTGGCGGTCTGGTTGCCGGAGGAGGTGAGGATGCCGCGGAAGTAGAGGACGCCGTGGGAGACCTTGTTGGTGATGATGTCCTTGGAGACCTGGAAGTGGCGCTCCTTGCCGAGGAGCTTTATCTTCTCGGTGTACTCTGGGATGACGGAGATCTCGGCGGCGGCCATGGTGTAGCGGGAGTAGAGGATGGCCTTGTCGTCGTAGTAGGTGTTGCGGACGGTGGAGGTGGAGACGGCGGTGGACTTGCCGCCGGCGCGTCCTGACGTGAGGATGGTGTAGCGCGGGTCGTCAGGGGACGGCGGGCGGAAGAGGGGCTCGAACTTCGGGTGGAATATGATGCAGGGCGCGGCCATGTCACTCGCCGGCCGGGGCCTCCGGCTCCCTGAAGATGATGACGGGCGGCTCGTTGTCGATGTTGATGTCGATGGAGACGTCCTCGCCGACGTAGCCGGCGGCCTTGGCGACGGCGTTGTAGGCCTTGGTGTCGGCCTTGCGCTTGGCCTTCTCTATCTGGCGGACGTGCATGACGACCTCGTTGGTGAGGTCGGTCTTGTTCAGGCCGAGGCGGACCATCTCGTCGATGATGCGGGGGTCGGTCTCCTTCATCTCCAGGATGGCGCGGACGAGCTCCTTGCCGTGCTTCTTGCGGAGGCGGGAGCGGCCGGAGGCGACGCCGCCCTTGCGGGCCATCTCTCTCCGTTCGCTCTCGCTTCGCTGGTTGGTCGGTATGAGGTTATCTTCGTTCATGGTATTGCTTGAGGTTGAGGTTGTCGCTGACGTACTTGACAGACTGCAGGGAGGCGAAGCCGAAGGCGGCGATGTAGGCGAGCTCCATGTCGACCACGGACTGGCCGGGGAGGTCCCTGCCCCTCTTGACGAAGTCCCCGGCTGTCAGGCAGAGGGTGTCGTAGGGGCCGAGGTCGAAGGTCTCCTCCCGGAAGTCCACGTTCGGGTGGTAGAGGCGGACCCTGCCGATGTGGCGGGCCATGCCGACCGGGTAGCAGAGGGAGCCGGCGAAGCCCACGTTGAAGATGTGGGAGTCCCTGGGGATGTCCTTCAGGGCGCGGACGACGTTGGTGCCGCCGACGCCCACGACGCGGGGGAGGTAGCCGATGTTCATGGCGACCTCCGACCAGGGGAGCTTGAGCTCGTCCTCCGTCGCGACTATGAGATAGTGTTCAGCCATTGGAGGTTGATCTGGTTGGCGATCTGGGCTATCATGACGGGCGGGACGCTCATGCCGGTCAGCCAGCGCAGGCGGTTGTGGTTGGGGTAGGCGTAGTCCTCCGGGAACGTGGCGACCTGGATGAGCTCCTTGTCGTTGAGCTCCCTGGGGATGGCGGTGAGGTAGCAGGTGCCGGTGGTGAGGGTGCGGCAGACCTTGTCGTTGGGGGCCCAGGGCGTGGTGAAGCCGGAGGGCCGTCCGAAGACGCGGATGTTGGTGTCGTAGAGCCGGCCGTCGCAGGGCTTCCAGGCGTGGAAGGCCTCCATCGCGGCTGGCGGGAGCGTCTGGCGCGTGTCCTCCTTGTCGATGACCTGGGAGAAGAGGATGGGCTGCTCCTTGAAGTCGAGGATGAGCTTGGGGAGGTCGAACTCCTTGCGGTGGCCGATGACGAAGCAGCGCTCCCGGATCTGCGGGACGCCCATCGTGGCGGCGTTCAGGAGGAAGACCTGGCAGGCGTAGCCGGCGGAGGAGAGGGTGGTGAAGATGCGCTTGAGGTAGGACTTCGCGTTCCCGGCGGCGAGTCCGCGGACGTTCTCCAGGAGGAAGACCTTCGGCCGGAGCTTCATGATGGTCTCGCAGTAGACGAAGACCAGGTCGTCCAGGGTCTGTAGGGCCTGGCCCTCGGCGAAGACCTTCTCCTTGCCCCAGGTGCGCTCCCGCTGCCCGGCCATGGAGAACGTCGTGCAGGGAGGAGAGCCGTCCAGGACGTCGAGGTCGTAGAGGACGTCGGGGAGGTCGGTCCGCTGGTTGAAGAGGCGGAGGTCCTCCGTGAAGAGGAGCTCCGGGTGGTGGTTCTGTTCGTAGATCGCGGCGACCTTGGGGTCTATCTCCACGCCGCCGAGGTGATGGAAGCCGGCGAGCTTGTAGCCCATCGAAGACCCCCCCCCGCAAATGAAGGTGCCGAAGACCTTCCGGCCGTGTGCGGGGATGCCGGCGGCGGGGTAGCCGTCGGAGAGGCGCCACCTGAAGGGGAAGAGGTGTTCAGCTTTCATGACCGAGGAGTTTGAGGACGGCCTCCTCCGGGGTCGCGCCGTGCTTGCGGAGCTGGCGGATCGCGAAGTCGAACTCGTCCGTCGAGAGCTTGATCTCTATGACGACGCGGTCGTCCACCGGGGCGGCGGGGGCGTCGTGCTGCGTGTCCTCCTCCTGATAGGGGACCGGGATGCCGTAGTCTGCCAGGGGGTAGTCGCTCCACTCGTTGGCGAGCATGTCCCAGTCCCACTCGCCGAGGGCGGCGTTATCCTTGACGACGACCTCCTTGAGCTTGCGGACGCCGAGGTTGTCCGGGAGGATGGTGCAGACGGCGTCCTCCGCGCCCATGGAGCGCAGGGCGGAGAGGCGCATGTTGCCGCCGACGGCGACGTAGCGCGGGCCGTGGCGGACGACGAGGATGGGCCGGATCTCCATGAGCTCCGGGGTCTCCTCGATGGAGCGCTTGAGGTTGTCGACCTCCCGGACGGTCCAGTTGCGCGGGTTGCGGGGGAGGCCGGGGAGCTGCCCGTTGTTCAGTTCGAGCAGGGCGAGGGGGATGCGTTCAGTCTTCATAACCGAGGGCTTTGAGGAGGGTTTCGCGGCGGTCCTCGCCGAGGGCCTTCTTCACGAAGGCGGCGGAGGCCTTGTCGTACTTGAGCTTGAGGACCATGTCGTCGGAGAAGCCGGAGGCGTCGACCTCGCCGTTGCGGTGGGTGTAGTCCTCCGGGGCGGTGAGCTCGATGCCGAGGTCCTCCAGGTCGAGGTCGTCCCACTCCTCGCGGAGGGAGGCGTAGTCCCAGGAGCCGAAGCTGGAGTTGTCCTTCAGGACTATCTCCTTGAGCTTGCCGACCGGGGTGTCCGCCGGGACCACGACGCAGGGGACGGTGGCGAGGCCGAGGGCGCGGGAGCCCTCGTAGCGGAGGTTGCCGCCGAGGATGACGTAGGCGCCGTCCTGGGGATAGACCACGATGGGCCGGGCCTCGAAGAGCTCCGGCGTCTCCTCCAGGGACCGGGCGATGCGGTCGATGTCGGTCTGCGTCCACTGGCGGGGGTTGGCCGGCAGGCCGGGGACCTGGCCGGTGTTCTGCTCGAGGGCGTCAATCTTGATCCAGATGGTTTCCATTTGTGCGGTTGTTGAGGTAATACATGATGCGGCGGGCGGAGTCGTAGCGGACCTGGATGCCGCGGGCGGCGTGGTAGACGGTCCCCCAGCGCATGCGGGTCGCCCTCGCGATGGCGGCCAGGGGGAGCCCCGACCGGGCGATGGCCTCGGAGATGGAGTTGAGGCCCTCGGAGAGGTCGGCGGAGAACTCGGCCTCCGGGATGCGTCGCTCGGCGTCCATGGGTCAGCCCTCCGTGGTGACGAAGACGCCCTGGCGGGCGAGGCGGCGCTCGTAGTCCCGGCGGAAGCGGCGGCGGGCCGGGCCCGTGCCGTGCGTCATGATCTTCAGGGCGGAGTCGAGCATCTTGACCTGGCGCTCGGCGGCTTCGCTCCGCTCCTCCTTGTACGCCTTCTGCGCGGCTTCCAGGCGCTCCCGGAGGTGCTCGGTGAATTGCTGGTTTGTCATTATGCGTGGGTATTGGTCCGGGGCAAATATACGCAAAAAACGAGAAATCCGCGTACAAGGTACACGGATTTCGGGCGTAAAGGGGGCGGAAGTGGGCCAAATTCGGACTTTTTCCGCGAAAATGTGGGATTGCTTGGGCGGATGCGAGATAACGCAAGGAAGGGGCGTTTCCGTCACAAACGCCAGTAGCGGCGGCCGTCTGGTCCCT